TACCTTTTCCATGTAATAATTCACCATCCCATTCAAGAACATCTGTCGATAATTTAACTTCCCCAGGAAGAAGTGTCATTAACTTTGCTTTCTTGCCTGTATAATCAATATTCTCTACCAATGACCTAATTTCCGGATAAATTTCACACACTCTTGTATACATATCAGGCATAAGTCTTTTTAGTTGATCACAAAACTTTGGAACATATTCTTTCTGATAAGAAGAAATTACTCCACCCATGAGCGCATATGGTTTATATTTAATAAGCTCTACAACGAATTCAGGTGTAAAATCATCTTTTTTAATCATGTCATCATCTACAAAGAAATCACTATTTCGAATTGGATTATTATATCCATTAAGATGCGGTAATCCAAGAAAAACATAATCTCCAATTTCACATACAAAATTTAATGATTTTAACGCATATTCAACATCTCCGTATTTTTCCTTATATTCACTTACTAAATATCCGCATTTACGTGCTGCTTTTGTAAAACCTTCTTTCTTTTCAATTGTGCCGTAAGGACAACTATGCCTCCATAATCCATTTAGCATCACACATCGTTTACGCTTATAAGCATCGCAATTTTCACAATTATTACACTTATAGACAGAAATACGTTCTCTGTCACTTTTCCCAGATTTAAAAATGCTGTTTCTCGGATCATAATATGTAAAATTAATTGGCTTGTACTCTCCGATAATAATCACTCCTATCTATATTCGATTTTTAAATTTGGAAATCCATGCTTGACTAAACATGTAAAGATATGTAATATAATAAATGCATTGGATTCCAAATTATTCAGTGTATTTGTGTTTATAGACACACATCGAAGTTTGGTCGCGGAGATGTGCGTCTATTTTATTCACTTATTCTACAAGCAATTTCTGCAATTCTTCTACTGACATATTATGTAACTGTTCGTCCTGCTTCGCAGCAATAATAGACATAATTTTCTGATTACGCTCTCTATCCAAGAATTTCTTTTCTCTTGCTTCTTTTTCTTCCTGTTTTACCGTTACAATATGTTTAACAATTTCAATTTTTAGTTCAAGCACTTCATCATCCTTGCTCTTTGTACTCAAAAGACTTTCTTCTTTTGTTTTCTTCATCTCAGAGTTAAGCGTCTTGAATACATTGTCAAGATTCTCTACACTTAAATCCCATAGATCTTCAGTAGAAATCATACCTTTAAATGGAAATCTAAATTTGTTTCTAGCAGCAATTTCAAACATGTTCGTACTCATATCAATATTCTCCTTCTTGATTAAAACTTAATTTTTAAAATTCTCTCTGTTGCACCTTTTACTTTTACAATCAGCTCTGCTCTTTTTGTCATACTAAAACCAATTCCAGAAAGTTGATCATCAGAATCTTCTACATGGCATTTTGATCCAAGAGCTTCAAATACTCTTTTATGCTTTTCTAATTCACTCTTTAAGAATTCATTATAGTATCCATTTGGTTCTTCATCATTTTTACATCCGTTCAGCATAAAGAACAAATGTCTGTGACCAATACCGTCCTGTTCATCAAAATAATTTGGGCTATAGCAAATCACCGATACCGGCGTAAACTCATTTGTTGAAATTCCCCAAACTGTTTTACTTGAGATTTTAGAGTTCCCAGAAATTTTTTCCTTAATTGTAAATTCCCCATTAGTATCCAAAATTACATCAGCTACATGAACATCTTGTCCTGCCATCATCGAATTGCTATAATCAAAAGAATGAATCTCTCCGTTAAATTCGATTTCTGCTCGGAATCCATTTCTGGCGCTTCCTGAGTACTGATTTACAAAAAATTTATAAACACCTGGTTTCATTTTTGATTTATCTGACCATGTAATATTTTCCACAGCAACCTTACCCTTTGGACGAATAATATCTACGTCAAGCTGTCCAGTCATGGATGACAAAGATGGTTTTCTACAATTGCTAAAGTAGATCTCATTTCTATTTGGCTCAATACAATGTGCGTCCAAGTCACAGTTGTCTCTTCCATCTTCATTCCATTGGATAGAGAATCTAAGAACACCATCCACATTTCCACCTGCAGCTTTTACATTCTGCTTCATGTCAGAATCCGTAATATTGCCTGAATAAGCCCAACTCAATCCATTGTCCCATTTAAACATTGATTTAGAATCTTTGTTACAAGGAGCAATTAGAGAAACGAAATTATTCGAATGCTTATTTTCCACTAGCACTTCTACTTCTTTCGCTGATGGTAAGACATTTTTAATGAAATCATTTGCAGAAATTTCTTCTACTCTTGAAAATTTTCTTGGATTAACTACAGCCTGTTTTTCTAATTCTCCAAAGATGTCAGATGAATCTGAAATTCGTTTCGTTGCATCTTTATTTGAGAACAAAATATTATTCACCGTAATGTCATCCAAAGTTGCGAATCTTCTATTGAGAGAATCCATATATCCTAATTCAGAAATTGTCTTCTTTGCATCTTCTAACATTTTTTTCGTAAAAATTGCTTTAGGTCTTTTATAATTTGCCGGTGCTACAATCTGTTCATATTTTTTTACCGCTGTATCAAGATCCATGTCATTACTTACATTCACAAGAAGTGTTCCAATGCTGTGATTTCTAATTCGTCCAATTGCAATACCTGCTTTTACAGAATTCTCCCATGAATATAAATCACGATCATCATCAGAATTTAACTTTTCATATTCTTTCTTATATCTCTTAAACTCCATCAGGATAGACTTCCACTCTTCTCCTTTGTATAGAGTGTTGGAATTGATAAGCTCAAGCACTGTCTCTAACGCATCCATAGAAATTTCATCAAGTGATCTTTTAAATACATTTTTCGTATCTCTAAATCCACCCTTAATATCTCCAATTGAACGAGCGGTTTTGTCTACAAATTTATCATCTAAAATAATTTGAAAATGTTCCCACTTTTTCATTGTTCCGTCTTCATACTGTTCATAATTATGCTCTGTTCCAATCTTTTTAAATTTGCTTACATACACATCTGTCACACAGTGTCTTCTTACAAAATCAGACATAGCCTTTGCAACAGGTTCAAATTTATCATCATGAATATCTAAATCCCAAATTGTCTCTAGTTTATTGTCTTTAATTACTACAACATTACCGATTTGCTTAATAAACTGTCTACAACAACTACAATCATATTCTCTTCTCTTCCTATAAATCTCATTTGTTCCCGCCGGAAAACTATCAAGATATACATTCCACATTTCATCCTTATCCACATCAACTTCAAACAACCATTCAGTGTCTTTTGTCATTGTTTTAAAATGATCAGAAATCATATTTCTAAATTCTTTAAATTCCATATTCTCTTCTCTCCTTTTATTTACTTATCTTTTATGCTTCATTATGTATTTTCGTCTGGTTTTCTCTCTCAATGCATACCCACCATGCAATCTTCTGTAATTATTTGTGGTTCCATATAATGCCTGAAAAATTTCCTTCATATTGAAATATGTAAGTTCACATGTAAAATGTGGTGTTTTAGAAATATCCAGCTTACCAGTAGCTTCCCGCTCATTAACATCCCTGCTTTCGCTCAATGTCGATACTTCTGCATTTTCTATATTTATCTTCTTTCCAGTTTTAAGATCTACAAAGCTTACATTTTGAATTCCACGTATTTCAAAACCACTCATGAATTTTACTCCTCGTAGATAATATCTAATCCGTAAGCAACCGCTGCATCATGCTCAATGCGACAACCTCTAGCATTTTCCCAACCCTTACAAAAATAAACAGCATGACACAAGCTCATACTCTCTAAAGATTTCGCAAGGAAACAAAGCGGAATCTGAACCACTCCACGCTCCTCCATACTTTCTTTGCTACACCACTCATCTGTAAAAAGAGTATTCTCGATTTTGTATCCTTTTTCCTGCAATACATTAATTGCTTTCTCTCGCGTTTCTTTGATTTCCTCATCTGTTTTCCCTGCCATTGGCTGACTTAACATTGCTCTCATAAATTTATTCTCCTTCATTATTTAAAATTTCTTTCAATGTTACTGGTGTATAATTCCACAACATACACCCTACATTTTTTGCTACGCACTTAATTTCATATTCACTGTTTAGTTTTTTGATATACTCTTGATAATAATCTTCTTCTATAGAATTATGTACATGTCCATATAAGTGAACAGACCACACTTTATGCTCTTTTCCATCTCTTCTGTAATGGTGCTGATGATTCCAAAAAGCCAATGGAAAGTGAGACATTACGACATGATGCTCTTTTCCGTCAATCATATCTTTCGCTTCTTTATAATTTGCTATTTCTACAAATAACTGTTTATATCTTTGATCTGTTGCTTTATCGTGATTGCCAAGAATTAGATGTTTATTACCACGCAATGTACTAACAAGTTTAATCGCATCTTCGTTTTCCTTCCATGCCAAATCTCCTAAAATATAGACATGATCCGCATTAGTAATTTTCGAATTCCAATTTTCCTTAATCACTTTATGCATTTCTTCCAATGTATCAAATGGTCTATTGTCAAAATTAGAACCTTCATTCGTCACATTCTTATGATATAAATGTAAATCACTAATATAATAATTCACTTTTTCACCTCTATTCTTCTTGAAATTTCAATGTTCTTCCAACAAACCGTTTTAGTCGTTCATTGATGTCTTCAGAAAAACATCTACTCTTAGATATTACATCATCATAAATACAACATTCTGTAATTACATTTTCGTCGTCAAACTGAATGCATCCAATTGTTGATCCTGGCATACGAATTACAATTGTGTTGCCCCAAATGCTTCTTGAGTCATATATGTAACATAAAGAATATGGATGAACATCTCCAAAATTATATCTAACATTGTTGTTAAGATATTCTGTAATTTCGCATACACATTCTTCAGCAATTATGTTTGGTTTTCTTTTAGTTAAAATAATTTCATCACCGATGTTACCACCTCCAAAAATTGAAATCACGGTTTCATATTTTAAACTTACGAATATCATGAATACCATTTAGGAACTTCTCTGTATGCTTTTACAACATCTGCATATCCTAAATCAGATAATAATTTTAATAGTGTATTATCCGCGTGTTCCTGATATTTTATTGATCTACATTCTTTTAATATCTCCACATATTTGTCAGATAACTCCTGTACAAAAGTAGACTTTTTGTTTTTACTAAAATACCCTGTTTCATAATCAAAAATCCATTCCCCGATTTCGGTAATGTCATTGTATGAATAAAATCCTAAACAGTCTGCGGCATATTGTAAATCAGATAACTCTTCTTCTGAATGAAGAATAATTTTTTCACAATTATTATATGTATCTTCATCCAAGAGATCTGTCATTTTTTCTCCGTCTTTATTGTACGCTTCAATTGTTTGAAGATGTGGATATTTTAACTCAAATTCATGATGTTCGCATTCATACTCATCTTCAAACTGTTTTCCATCGTCTGCAATATATACTGTTCTCATATTCCCTATTCTCCTTCTACCAATTCCAAGCATTCTTTCAGAAAGTTTCTTACTCTATCACGCCCACTTTCGCAATATATACCTGTATAACATACCGGCTTATTCCAGAACGCCATCCATGCTCTTTTAAATCTTCCAATAATTCCTTTAAAATCTCCACCGCTATATGAATCCTCAAAAGAGATTTCAAAATCAGTTGAATTTTTCGTTGTATACTTAGAAAATACAACTGCTTCTGCATTATCGTCACATCTAATTGTGACTGTTTTTACATTGTCTTTCTTCATATATTAATTCTCTCTTTCTCCTTTTGAAATTCTGCTTTCATTATTTAACTAAGTTATCAATATTTACAGAAAATCCATCAAACTTTCCTGTCGATAAATATTTCTTTGTATCAAAAAACATTATTTTCTTTTCTGATAGCCCCATAGAAACACCATTATCTATCAATGATTTTCTCAATAAATCAAGAACAATTTGCAACTGCTGTTTTGTATCTTCTGACATTATTTATCCCTCCTTGTATGGTTTTGGAAGTGGCTGGCCTGCTCCAACACTGTAATAATTTCTTTCTTCATCAAACCAACTCCCATTTTTGTAATATAATGTCGTTGGTCTTGTTGCGTCTTCAATCATTACGACAAATTCCGCTGCATATTTATTTCTGCAATATGCTTCTTTAAACTCTTCCTCATTCGGCAATCTCTCTTCTACCGGAATCCAACCACAACGTTTGCTATTCAGGTCATTTATGATTGTCCGCAAAAAATCTATATCCCGGTTGAATGAAGCTATGTCCTCATCCTGCACATTTCTTGGTTTATCGTTCCACAACTCTCTTCCCGCTCTTTGTCCATAAAAGAAAGATAACTTTTCAAGGATATCGTTCGCCTGTTTCGCGATATCCGGGATATCTTCCATGCAACCATGGATAATATTCTGGCACTTGTTCACTGCCCTGTTCCATTCTAAATCTTCATTACTTTCCACACCCCTGTAAATATTGCTTGTCTCTTCCCAATCTTTTCTCTTCGCTTTAAAAAGGATTTCTCTGCTCATAATTACTCTTTCTCCCATGACCAATCAACCTGTTCCATAACCATATCTCTCATAGCTTCTTCGATTTCCTCATCAGTTACATCATCACCAAACTCTTCTTCAAATGTCATATTTGTTCCAGCAAAACCATAATTTGCCTCCGCTTTTACTTTAATCATTCTTCCGCCTCCAATAATCCCTCTTCCATAAATACACCTTCCAATAACTCGCTCATTCTATCATTATCAACTGTAATTGGCTCACGCGGAAACTCTTCTTGATTTCCACAGCACGCATACAATTTTGCAATTAAAATATCATATTTTTTCATCACTCCACCTCCTCATATTCCGGACACTCCACACAATACTCATACGTGTCCGCATATACTTGTTAATTTACATCTTCCCATCATGATTCTTCCTCACTCCAATCCAATCTCTGACC